AATGAACTGGCTGTCAGGAACTCTTCTAATAACATATAGCACAGGAGACACACACCAAGAAGACAATATTTCCTACATCCATGCTGTAAACATTGTTAAAACCGAAACAAAGACAAACATCCTAGAGTCAGCCATCTACGTCCCAGATTCCGTAACTATTATTGTATAGCCATGGACACTAACATCAAAGCCACCAACATGAAATACATCCATATCCGTCGTCGAGACAAATACAAAACCCCTCTTCCCACAGGGGGTCTAACCATTGCTTACAAAACCAATTTCAATCCAGATTATGAAGAACAAACAATTTCATTCGCTGTTTGCTCAGAATCTGACAACTACTGCAAACGCACTGGGCGTGACAAAGCACTGGACAGGTTTCTTAAAGGACACACCTACAAATTCGAAACCACCAAAGACAATCGAATCAATGACATCCTCGACAATCTGGAAGAATTCTTCAACAACCAAATCTACCTGGATTTTCTAGACAAGAAAACCATGAAAATCCTCAAAAAAGAACTTCACCATGAATAAACATGCAATCATTCAAACGACTCTGGGACATTGGTTCAAAACGACTCAAATCAGGCAAGCACAAGGTCCTAGCAATTGGACTTTCAAAAGGATCAATTATATCTATCGGAGTAAACCACTACACAAAGAGCCACCCTACGCAAGCCCATTTTGCAAATAAAGTAAATCAACCCGATCGAATATATCTTCATGCAGAAATAGATTGTATCAATAAATCACCAAAACTTTTAGACACTATTATCATCTTAAGAACAAACAAGGTCGGTAACTTTGTCTCAGCAAAACCCTGTCCCATTTGCCAAGAAGCACTAAAAGGAATAAAGAATGTTTACCACTCCTGATTTCTGGGTCTACCCACTAGAAGACAATGAATACGATGTATTCGTAGGTTCTGGATGGAAAAATTGGAGCCGATTCAAAAAAGAATACAAACACCTAAAATTAATCAAAGGCAGTCCCCTTTCAAAACCCCTCTACGAACAGCTCATCAAAGAACTATGGAATACTTAAACAACGATAAGTGGACCTCAATTCCATGTTTTGTTTTTGTAAGATGCAACCCAACATTACTAACTAAACCACTAACGTGGAGAATTAACAATCAATATCCAGAATTTACCCTTAAAAACTTCAAACACCTTCCTTTTATCAACAGCTCCATTACTATCAATCCAGAACATTTCATCATTAATGGTACCTACAAAACATATGCCAATCTAATTATTGAAAGCTCCATCATCAGAACCTTAATCAAAACAGGACCACATGATGGTTATCCTTACCAACACGCATTACAAAAAGCATTCTTCACACACAAATACAAACTACTAAAACAATTCCATGACGAAGACTTCAGTCAACAAATCAAAGGAATGGGGCATACACCATTCGGATATATAGACCTCGACAAAGATAAACATGACATCACCTTAAAAGAATATATCAAAGCATCCCTAGAAGTTAACCCATCCTATACCCCATCCTCCTATTGCCAATTGACATATGACACTGCAATCAAACTCTATCGGTAGTGTTCTAGGATCAAGACTAGAAAACGCCTTTCTTTCTCAACTACTAGATTCAGAAGTAGAATCCTATAAACCAGATAAATCATACAAAATGATTGTATTCTGGGGAGGAGAAGATATCTGGACAGGATACTACGGAGAAGAACCACATAAAACTACTGCAATTTATGAATCTCCAAGAGATCGTTTGGAAAAAGAAATCTTTAACGCAAATCCACACACCCCAAAACTAGGTATTTGTCGAGGAGCACAATTACTCTGTGCCCTATCCGGAGGAAAACTCTGGCAACACGTAGACAAACACACAAACAGTCACCTAATCAAACTAGAAAAAGACAACTCTTTTATCCCAGTAACAAGTACACACCATCAAATGATGCGCCCAACACCTCAAATGCGACTACTAGCAGCATCATCTTACGTAAGAAGCCCACATAAATGGAATGAAAACAAAGACCCATATCTCTCAGTTGATCCAGAAGCAGAAATTGTATTCATCCCAGAAACAAAAGCTCTCTGTATCCAAGGCCACCCAGAATACACTACTGTAAATTCCCCATTCTCTAAACTAACTGCACAACTTATCAAAGAGCACCTACTATGATCACCATCGGAGCCGATCCTGAAGTCTTCCTAGTTGACAACAACAACTCCCCTGTGTCAAGTATCGGAAAAATTGGAGGAACAAAAGAACACCCAATTCCAATCCGAGACGGTATTTTTCTTCAAGAAGACAATGTAACAGTTGAATACAACATTCCACCCTGTCAATCTGCCCAAGAATTCCTAAAAGCAAACACAGACGCTCTACTAATCATTCAAGAACGAGCAAAAAAACTAAATTTAAATGTGAGTATCCAAGCCAGCCATAAAATGCCCAAACAAGAATTGGAAGATCCACGAGCTTGGGTATTTGGATGTGAGCCAGATTTCAATGTACACGATATGGATTGGAACCCCAAACCAAATATCTCAAACCTCCGCGCAGCAGGAGGACACATTCACATTGGATTCGAAGGGGAAAACACAGACAAAATCCTACTAACAAAACACCTGGATCTTACACTAGGGGCTCTATTCTCCTATCTAGACCCAGACAAACGGCGTAAACAAATGTATGGTAGAGCAGGATCAATCCGATTCAAACCATACGGTATCGAATACAGGACCCTATCAAACTTTTGGCTAACTCATCCATACTACATCAAAACAGTATTTGATACAACTCATACACTCGTACAACAAAATAACGATGAACTAATCCTACAATATCTACTAAACAACACCAACATCCAAGCAATCAACAAACGAACACCAGCCACACTACGATCTCTATTAAAAACTGTACTAACTACCTATGTACTTCCTCAATCCTTTATTAACACAGCAACAACAGCCCTCAAAGCCCCGTACAAAAACAACACTCTTGATTACGAATTTATCAATAAAACACTAAACACATTTGTATGAAAGAATTCGACCTAGCATCAGCTAAACGAAAATTTGAAGAAACAATTCTTCTATACAAAAATGAACACCAAACTATTGAAACAGGATTTTGCTTTAAAATCCTGCCTGGCAGTGACAACTTCACATACTACATCAATGATGAAAATGACATTATCCAACGAACAACAGACCCTCTATATCATGAAATAAAAAATGGGTTCTATGAAAACAAAAAAGATCCCAATGGATACACCTTAATCATCAGAAAACCAAATAAAACATTCAAAATCGGGGCTAGCCCACAAACACACGACTTCTTATCCCTAACCCACAATCCAAAAACCAAAAAAACTTTATTTAAAGCAACATCACATTGGTATACAACAAAACTAAACAAACCCGTCTCCATCAACACAGAAGATCTAGTAAACTCACTCACAAACTATGGACCAATTTCAACTAAAATTTGGCTAACCAAGACCAACGTTTTCTACCTCACCAAAAGAATTGGAATGAGAAAAGAATCTACTTTTGTTATAAACAACTTGTTTCAACCACAAATTAAACAGATTCTAAAAGACTTCCCAATCACCATACTATAATGTCTACCATCGCAGCCCTATACCACATCAAATTCCCAATCCAAAACTACACCCCCCCTATTTCACATGTCAAATACCTCAAAGAAGAAATCAAAGAAACTCTACCATTCAAATTACTTCCCAACATCTCTTGTGGATGGGAACTTGAAGTAGAGGGGTTGACCGGAGCAAATATCACACCCGAATTCGAAAACCATACACGAATTTATTTCGTATCAGTCGAAGACAACTCATTAAAAGACTACGGAACAGAATACGTAACTAGAGGCCCATTACAAAATAATAATCTTGAATTTAGTCTTCTAGAAATTAATCACTACAACAAACTACTAAAACATGGATTCAAATTCACACATAGATGTAGCTTTCACGTTCATCTAGATGTCACAGATCTATCCACAGAACAAGTTTCAAATATAATTCTTCTATACATCCTGACAGAGCCATTATTCCTTTCCCTATGTGAACTTCATAGAAAAGGAAACAGCTATTGTATTCCTCTAAACATTCTTCAACTCACTCAAAAAGACATCAAACAAATCCATCACTCAGACTCCAAATATTGGGCTCTAAGCATGAACAGACTTCGAGATCTAGGAACACTAGAATTCAGATCTCTCCACGGAACAACAGATCTAAACCTGCTATTTACCTGGATCAAACTAATCCAATCCTTGAAACACACTGTACAAAACCACCCAACATCTCAACTAAGATCACAAGTAATGCGACTAAGCGACCAAGAAGACATCTTGAATTTCCTAACAAACATGATCCCAATTCCACACCTATATAACAAACTACCAGAACTCACAAAAGAACTGGAAGAATCTCTATTCAACGCTAAATACTATCTAGGAAACTACTAAAATGTGTGGAATTTGGGGAGCCTTAACCAAAAACAGGACTCTAACTATAACAGAAGTAGACAAAATTCTACCTCAACTCATGATCGCAGGAAATCTACGAGGACTTGACGGAGCAGGACTGTTCAGCATTCACCAAGACCTATCCACAAAAATCTCTAAAAAAGCACAAAACAGCTTTCATCTCTATTACAGCAAAGAATTTGAAGAACATCGAAAAGAAATCTGGAAAACAGGTATTGGGTATTTCGGGCATAACAGAGCAGCTACAAAAGGCAGTTCATCAGATAAAAACACACACCCATTTGAAACAAAAAACATTGTTCTACTACACAACGGTACAGTAACATCAGGACTTATTGAACACCAGAAAAACCATGAAGTGGACTCTGCTGCACTCGCTCATGCCATCGAAGAAGAAGGAATGGAAAAAGTATCAAAAAAAGTACATATGGCATATGCATTAATCTGGTATGACAAACGAGACAAGTCCCTACATTTTTGTCGTAACCATGAAAGACCACTTCACATTCTAGAAACAGCATCTACATATTTCTTTGTATCAGAGCCTCTAATGATGCAATGGATTCTTGAACGCAACAATGAAAAAATAAACCGAATCGTAACAGTAGACACACTAAAAGAATATATCATCAATCTACAAACAGATGAGATGAAAACAAACAAACTCAACACTCCAACACATTCATACAGCTATAATAATTACACACCAACAAAACCATGGTCAGAACCAGAACACAAAATTGAAGATCAACTCAATAAATCAAACCTATTCACAATCACTCGTACTACAAAAGTCGAACAAAAGAAACGAAATCCAATCTACATTCATTACGGAAAATCAACCAAAGGATTCTTAATTAAGTTTTCTTCAACAACTGAATACAAACCAAAATCAACTACAGAATTATACGAAGGACTAGGGCAATCACTGGAAAAACTAGGAAATAATCAATACCTCATTATCAAATCCAAAACAGTAAAATCATGGCTTGATCCAAAACCACAACCAAACAATGATGACGACACTGAGATACTAGATCTAGGGGACGGTAACGTTATCATGAAAGCAGACTTCAACGACATCCATCGCTGGGGGTGTGGGTGTTGTAGAACCAAACTATATCTAAATGAAGTCTATAGATATGCACTCACCCCAGACGGAAAAGAACTTCTATGTGAGAAATGCACACTAGAAATGTTCAACGACACAAAAGCATTCAAAGAAAAACTACTATACAAACGCCATGTCGCCAACTAAATTCTTCCTATATCCATACAAAAGCAATAGTTCTTCCTGCAAAAAACTGGCAAAAGAACTAAATGCAAAACTAATCAAACTAAAGAACAGTGCCTACAAAAACAAACCAAATCACCTTGTTATTAACTGGGGAAATTCAAATCCACCTGATTATATCTCCCTAAATAAAACAACCACAGATGCCTCAAATAAACTTAGAACATTTCAAAAATTACAAGAACACGACTTACCAATCCCAGAATGGACAACAGACAAAGAAAAAGCAAAAACATGGCTTCCCAAAACAGTTTTCGCAAGAACTGTCCTCAATGGTCACAGTGGAAAAGGTATTATTGAATTCACAGGAGAACAAGACGCACCACTATACGTCAAATACATCAAAAAAACATTCGAATACAGATTCCATACTACAAAAAATGCTGTTCTTGATATTCAACAAAAGAAAAGAAAATTCAATCACAACCTAAATTATAAAATCAGAAATTTGGCAAATGGATGGATTTATGCACGAAATGACATTAACCAACCAAATCCTATTGCATCTGAACTAGCTATGAAAGCAATCCAAGCACTAAATTTGGATTTCGGAGCAGTAGATATCATCTACAATCAACACCAAAATAAATACTATATTCTTGAAGTAAACACAGCCCCCGGACTTGAAAACACTACTCTAACTAAATACAAAGGATACTTCCAAAATGTATAATATCCATAATCCATACCAAAATGAAACCTACCACGAAGAACCTCAAAAGCTGGACATAAAATTTGCATTCGTAACAAAAACTCTCCCAGATACATTTACCACACTACACAACTTCGTAAAATGCAGAGACTTCCTATCTGATATTATCTTTTGGAAAGAAAACAAAACCTATGACAAATCACTCTACAGATTCCAACTCAACCCAAACAACTACCCTCTTGTTGGAAAACAACTCGCAATCAAAGCAAAACAACAGCACCTCGAAAACATCATTGAGAACTGCTCTTGGAGAACTATTGGACATTTTAACACACAATCAACCAAAAATCCGGAAATTGCCATTGTAGATCTACCACCAGATTTTACTGACAACCCGTCATCAATCTCTTTTTACACACTACTAATAAAAACCGCAGCAGTTTTCAACTACAGAACACAAGATCCAAAAACATTACTAAACTCCCTCCCTTTAAAAGAAAGAGACTACATTGAAAGGATCGGACCAGATTTCTTCCTTTTTCTTGTAAACCACCAAAACTACCTCTATCCTCACCCACTACAATTTACAGATCCAAACGTTTATACCTGGGACACATCGGTTATCCATGAATACTTGGGTATCGTAAGTATGTTCACTCCTTGCTCTCCTGATAGTAACGCAAAACAATACTATCAAGCATTAAAACAACAACAACAAAACAATGCTAAAACAAATAAGAATAAAACTTCTCGTACTCTCTATACTCCTCCAAAGCCTAATATGGCTGCTGTAAATCCATTTAACTTACACTTTCCTAACGAATAAATGCTGCTAAAATCTAAATTCTTACATCACACCTCATGCCCAAGATGTAACAGTCGGGACAACAGAGCCGTCTATTCTGACGGCTCTTCCTGGTGTTTTGGTTGTTCTTATTCGACACCTCCTACACATAAAGCCACAGAACCAGAAGAAGAATATCTCCCCCCTCCAAAGGATCTGACAAACAATTTGCCTTTAGCATACAAAGCATGGCTTAATCAATACAACCTACCTAATCTGGACTTCTTCAAATGGAGCCCTTCAAGAAATCGTCTTGTATCTATCATTACAAACAATTTCTGGCAAGAAAGATCCATAACCCAAAAACCTAAAATCCTGACTCATGGTAAAAAACCATACAAAATCTTCAAACAAACAAGTGCAACTTGTGTTATAGTAGAAGATTTAATCAGTGCCTTGAAGATTTCAACTATAACCCCTTCATTCTGTCTCTTTGGCACAACACTCAAACAAGAGCATGAGATCCAACTAGCAAAAGATTTTTCTGATATAATAATCTGGCTAGACTATGACAAATACAAAAAAGCTATCGAAACAAGCAGACTGATTAGAAATCTTGGAATACGTTGTTGGGTAGCAACAACCCCAAAAGATCCTAAATACTATAATTACGAAGAAATCAAACAACATATAGACAAAGCCAGCTATGACTTTTAAACCACGAAATGCAAAAGAAGCCCATCTCTATGAAAAATGTATCAAACTCTCAGATCTAAAACACAACACCAACTATCTAGGAGAATGTAGAAACTCTACTTCTGCTATCTGGAACAAAGGCATACAAAAATTTGAGTACACAAGATACAAATTTAACACATCTTTCATAGAAGAAATCGAACACCCAGATAATGACAAAGGCTATGATGTCTTCTTCCCACTAAAGGAATCAAGTTGAACACCATTATTCTGATCAAACACTTTCTCAACAAAGACACCTATAACACATACAGACATCTTATAGACGGTAACTGGGTGCAAGGTGACACCTCTGAATTACTGTCAATCTTGGATGATTTCTATGTTTCACATGAAACATCTCCTACTTTGAATGACCTCTATTTCCTTGCTATCACCAAACTTCCCAAGGAAAGATGTGATCTTTTATTCCAGAATCTTCAATCTTTGGAGCCTTCTGAGTCTGTTGAGGTATTTCTTGAGGATCTTAGGCGTAAATATCTATATGAACAACTGTCTCTTGTTTCTTATGAAGCAGCTAATGGGCGTAATGTTACGAACAAAATGGCTGAGATTCTAGGACAGCTTGAAACAAAGATCGACAATAAAGAACACTTCGCAACTGAAGACTTATCAACAATTCTTAATGACACTGTAAAGGAGCCTGGACTAAGATGGCGTTTAAACACCTTAAATCGAATGCTGGGCTCTCTGAGAGGTGGGGATATAGGTATCGTCACTGCGAGGCCAGAAGCGGGCAAGACGGGCTTCCTAGCGTCAGAGATTACCTATATGGTAGAGCACCTTCCCCAAGAAGCTGGGCCAGCTATTTGGTTCAACAACGAAGAACAAAAGAAGAAAGTAAAGCTCCGTACTTATCAAGCCGCCCTCGGATTAACGGTTGAGACTCTTCTTAGTGATCCTGTAAAATATGAAAAACTGTATAATCAGATTACGCACGGTAAGCTACTTATCTATGATGGTATCTTTTCTAAAAGAGAAGTAGAAAATCTATGTAAACAACTGAAACCCTCTCTTATTTGTTTTGATCAATTGGATAAGGTGCAAGGTTTTACGTCTGATAGGGAAGACCTCAGACTAGGAGCTATTTATCAATGGGCTAGGGAATTGGCAAAAACATATAATTGCCCTATAATTGGAGTCACCCAAGCCTCTGGGGAAGCTGAGGATGTGCAGTGGCTCCATATGGGGCACATAGCCAACTCAAAAACCAGTAAACAAGCTGAGGCAGATTGGATTCTAGGAATTGGAAAACTTAATGACCCTTCTTATAGTAAAGTACGATACTTTTCTATCATGAAGAACAAGCTTATGGGGGATATGGATACAGAACCCTCTCTAAGACATGGTAGAATGGAAGTCTTGTTTGAACCTTCTATCATGCGCTATGTGGATATATCATGAGTAATTTCTTATTGGCTTTTGTTGGTTTAATTTATCTTTACGTTGGATTTGATTACCTTAGCCGGGGGAATCCCGGCCTTGGATTGGCCTTTATGGCTTATTGTGTTTCTAATGTGGGGTTTATCATTGCGAACAATCTATCGAAATAAGAAACTATTGGAGTTAGCTAATGAAATCGAATACTGCACAGGATGTGGAAACCCTAAAAATGATACTATTGTTGCTGCGCACTCAAACCAACTCCGTGATGGAAAAGGTAAAGGAATTCGCGCCAGCGACTATCGAATCGCGTATTTATGTGCCCAGTGTCATTACGACATTGATCAAGGAAATAAACTATCTAAAGACGATCGAAGATCTGCTTGGGAAGAAGCCCATCGCAAAACTATAAGTTGGCTTTTTGAATCAGGGCATATAAAAATCCTATGACTTACATATCAGGAACTCTTAAATTCTATTTGATTCTCTTTATTCTACATAGTACATTATACCTATTATGAAACTAGTCTTAGACGTAGAAGTCACAACACACTCTGACGGCAGTCCTTTCAACTCAGCTAATAGTCTTGTCTGCATTGGCTGGTACGACGGAACAAAGGGAGGCGTAGTCAAGCCCGATGAGTATCTCTTTATCCAGTCCCTAGTCAATCAAGCAGATTTGATCATTGGGTTCAACTTCAAATTTGACTACCATTGGCTTAAAAAGATCGGGATTGATCTGAAAGGAAAGAAATTCTATGATTGTCAAATAGCAGAATATATTCTGTCTCATCAACACAACACTTTCCCATCTCTGGATGATACAGCATTTAAACTACTCGGAAAGAAGAAGCTTGATGTTGTAAAAACAGAATATTGGGATAAAGGAATCAATACAACAGGCATTCCTTGGGAAATCCTGTCTGAATACTGCTATAAAGACTGTCAATTAACCTATGAGGTTTACGAACAATTAGTCAAAAATACACCTAATTATCAAAAAACCATTATTTCCCTTGCTATGCAAGATATGCTTGTTCTACAAGAAATGGAATGGAATGGCTCCAGATTCAATAGGGAACAAGCTTTGATTGAAGAAGAAAAAGCCCTTAAAAGAAAGAATGAAATCCTTGAAAAACTTTTCAATACTACTAAAGTTCCTGAGCAGTTCAATTTCGCAAGTCCGAAACAGCTTTCTGCTCTTCTTTATGGAGGAAAAATTCCGTTCACTCATAAAGTACCTAATGGGGTTTGGAAATCAGGTCAAAGAGAAGGTCAAGTCAAGTTTAAAAATGTAACCAATATTCATATATTTCCTCGTTTGTATACGCCCGTTAAAGGCACAGAATCGGCTGAAAAAGGAGTGTGGTCTACTGGGGAAGATGCATTGACAAAACTAGGAAAAGAAGGTATTGTAGCGGACATTCTTGAAATCAGAGCTATAGACAAGCTTGTAGGAACCTATCTAAGAAAACTACCTGCAATGCAGGATGAAAACAACTGGGGTAAGCAATACATTTATGGACAATTCGGACAAACAACAACAGCAACAGGAAGATTGGCCAGCTCAAAACCAAACTTGCAAAACATGGCACCAGAGGCCAACAAACTTATCATCACAAGATATGAATGAACAAGAACTAGTATTTACATTACAAGATTTGTCTAATCTTATTGATACGCAAGGTGTCCAACAAGTTATGGCAACAGTACAAGTATGTTTCCCTACCATGTTTCATGAAATCAGTAAGTTCTTTGTTCAGTACGAAAAAGTTCGTAAAGTGGGGAAACTACAATGCTGATTCAAGCAGACTTCAATGCTCTGGAATGGAGAGTTCCAATCGCACTATCCAGAGACCCCGTTGGTATTGAAGAACTTCAACAAAAACGAGATGTACACACAGCCAACCAAGAAGCTTTCAATTTACCAACTAGACTAATCTCTAAAAAATATCTGTTCAGGACAATTTTCAGAGGCTCTGGTTATGCTTTTGCCAATGACCCAGAGTTTATGCACGTCAGCACAGATCCAGATTATTGGGAGGGTATCAACTATCAATTCTATAAAAAATACAAAACCCTTGACAATTGGCATATCTCACTATCACAATTTGTAGTAGCCGGACAGCCAATCATAGGGCCTACAGGGCGCTCTTGGCTGATTCCAATGCAAACAGATTACAAAGGTAATCCAAAGATCCCATGGAATACCCTTACTAATTATCCTGTACAGGGCACTGCTGCGGATATCGTATGTATGGCTCGTGTATCCCTGTTCAACAGGATGAACAAACTTAACCTTAAAGGAAAACTAACTGTAACAATTCATGACTCAATCGTAGTAGATGCACCAAACAATGAAGTTGATATCATCGTAAAATTGATGTATGATGTTGCCAACGACATCAGAGGAAACTTCAAGAAATTATTCAACTTTGATCTTATTATCCCCTTCCCAGTAGAAGTCAAGATCGGGAAGAATATGCTAGAAATGGAAAAAATTCCGGAATAAAAATGGAAATTAAAGTCATTAATGTGTCCGTAGAGGACAATATCCCTACCAAAAATAACAGCGGAAAAACTTACACAAAAGTAACCGTTACATATACAAACCTTGCTTCGAACAAGATTGAAGCCAAGCAATTCTTTCCATTCTCCTATGGAAAAGACCTGTTCGAGAAGATTAAAACACTTGAAACAGGGCAGTGCTATTCTGTAACCTCAGAAAAGGACGAAAAAGGCTACTGGATGTGGACAGAAGTAGCACGACAAGACGGAGACGTTATGCCAAACCAACCAGCCTCACCAAAGAACTACACCAGCAATCGACCTCAGTACGAGTCTGCTGAGGAACGCGCAAATAGACAGGTTCTCATTGTCAAACAGAGTTCACTCTCAAACGCCATTGCACTTCTGAAAGTTGACAAGAAAGAACTTGATGTAGTAGAAGTAATCAAAGTAGCTGACCAGCTCACAAAGTGGGTACTATCCCCGCTGGATAAGAACTTTGATGATATGGAACAAGACATCCCATACTAAAGGAATCTAAATGTTTATCGTAAAGAAATTTGGTAAGCGCACAGTGCGCAAAGACTTCAACACCTATGAAGAAGCACGACAATATGTGCGTAAACTAATCCGTAAAAACGCCAGCGATTTGTCTAAACTATTTGATTTTAGCAATCTCTATTGGCGCACCCCAACTATCGGACATTACGGATATTCAATTCATAAGGTATAAATAATGGACAATGGCGTCATTCTCATTGATGGGGACATCGTGGCTTATCGATGTGCTGCATCCTGTGAGCCTACAAAAACCAAAGAAGAGCTTGAACCACTTCAACTAGCTATTGAACGGTTGGATGAACTGATGTGGAAAATCATCAACACTTGTGACATAGAAAACTATCGAGTATTCCTGTCCGGTGGAGATAACTTCCGAAAGATCATCTATCCAGCCTACAAAGAGAATCGCAAAGACATGCGAATTCCTGTGTGGCTAGGGCATTGTCAAGAGTATCTTATCGAGCATTGGAATGCAGAGCTTATTGTAGGCATGGAAGCGGATGACGCCATTGGCATTGCTCATAAAGAAGGGGATATTATTGCCAGTATCGACAAGGACTTCATGCAAATCCCAGGTAGGCATTACAATTTTGTAAAAGACATGCTTATTGATGTTACGCACGAAGAGGCAGAATTCAACTTCTGGAAACATATCTTGATCGGAGACAGGTCTGACAATGTAAAAGGCGTGGAAGGAATTGGAGAAGTCAAAGCCACCAAACTATTGAACTCTCTCCCATCTGAACTATGGCCTGATGAGGTTGTTAGTAAATTTCCATCACACAATGATTATGTAATTGCTCATAGAATGATCAAGATCCTTAGAAGCAAGGAAGAATACGAAGATATTATAGGAGAGATTTATGCTGACAGCCTCGAAGAAGGCCAAAGGCAGATCGTTACAGAAACTGGTTCGGGACAAGATTCAGAAAACGCTCAAACTTGAGAAAGATGATGTACGATCTACATCCATGGGGGCATCCGGCGTAGACATTCTTCTATCTCCACTGGCCCAAAGTAAATTCCCATGGGCTGTAGAATGTAAATCAGTGGCAAAGATTGCCTCTTATTCTTATTACGAACAGGCCGTAGATAACAGCACTGACAAGCTTAAACCTCTTGTAGTTATGAAAGCTAACGGCAAACAACCAATGGTCATGCTGTCTTTAGACCATTTCATGGAGCTATATGAAAATCAATAAAGTTATAGAAACAGATCAAGGAACTGTACAATTCCAAGGGGAGCTTTCTTCTGAAGAATTCGACATTGTAGTAGAGGCAGGTCTTGCAATCCTGTTACGAATGGGGGTATTAAGCACGCTCAAGATTGAACAAGCTGACACAACCCAACTCAATTAACATGAAAATCCTTCTTATAGATATTGAAACTGCCCCCCATAAAGTATATGTATGGGGATTGTGGAATCAAAATATCGCTATCAACAAAATCATCGAGAGTGGATATACCTTGTGCTTTTCAGCTAAATGGTATGGGTCTGAAGAAGTCATCTTTGAGTCAATCTTTACGAACACTCCTCAAAAGATGATTAAAAAAGCACACGCACTGCTGGAAGAGGCAGATGCTGTCGTACACTACAACGGTACATCATTTGACATCCCTGTATTAAACAAGGAATTTCTACTACAAGGACTAAAACCACCAGCTCCGTTTAAACAGATCGATCTGTACAATACCACCAAAAAAATGTTCAGATTCCCATCAAACAAGCTCGACTATGTTGCACGAGTATTAAAGGTCGGTAACAAGGTAGAGGGCCTGACTCACGAAGTTTGGGCCAAGTGTATGGAAAAAGATCTGGATGCTTGGAAAACCATGATGGAATACAACATCAATGATGTGTTGATTCTTGAAAAGGTTTACGATAAAATGAAACCATGGATTAAAGGACATGCAAATTTTTCCCTTTATCAAGAAAACAGCTTGTGCTGCCCAAACTGTGGGTCCGAGCGGTACCAACGAAGAGGCTACGCTTACACACAGGCAGCCAAGTACGCAAGATATCAATGCACAGGCTGTGGGCACTGGTTCCGCCAAGGTGTATCAATGGCGCCCAAACCCGCAAGCAAATCAATGTCAATCTGAGGAGAATAAAATGCAAGAAGATGAACTAATGGGACTACCAGTACCACAAGACGATGAAAGTCTGGAATATCTACAACAGCAGTATGAACTAGAACTATGGACTGAAGAATGCAGACAGTAAACACAGTTCAGACAGGCGGGGACCACTACAAACGTCTTGATCCCCAGCCCTGGGATGTTGTAATTTCCTGGGGTATGGGGTATCTTGATGGTTGTGCTCTCAAATACATTGCACGCTATAAGAATAAAGGGGGAGTGGAAGACCTTAAAAAAGCCATTCATTTCCTACAGAAACTAATTGAAGTAGAAGAACATGCCACTAACACTAGTAGAGCTGATTGAGCAGCTCAGGAAAGAGGACGAAGTTTCATTACTTGAAATGCTTGATATCAGCTCTACGGAGCTTGTTTCGAGGTTTGAGGATCTTATTGAAGAACGATATGAAGAACTATCAGAAAAATATGAAGATGAAGTATTCGGAACAGAAGACTATGAAGATTAATTCAGAAGAAAAGACAGGACATAAAACCAAGAATCACGCCCTGCACAGACTTCTTAAAGAAGAGGGCGATCAAGAGATCAAAGACTACTATGAAAACATGGCTAATAGCAGATCCACACTTCTTCCATAAGGGAATGTGTGTCTTTACAAGATATGACGGAAGTAAGCTACGCCCTTGGGATGATGTTCATAAAATGACCTTTGACATGATGGCTCTATGGAATGAAACAGTAGCCCCAAATGACAAGGTATATTGTCTCGGTGACATGGTGTTCAAATCCCAGCATCTTTATATCTTCGATCAACTACATGGAAGAAAGGTTCTGATAAAAGGGAATCATGACAATCTCAAACTATCTCAATATCAAAAGTATTTCTATGATGTTCGTGCTTATCATGTACTGGATCGTATACTACTTTCTCATATACCAATACATCCAGAAAGCCTGAGCAGATACAGAGGAAATGTACACGGACACCTACACTATAATAAACTCAACGATCCGAGGTATCTTTGTGTATCAGTAGAACACACAGACTACAAACCAGTTGACTTTCAAAAAGTCAGAGATTATTATGAGGATCTTGGAAGATCAATGGGAGATGTGAAGAAAGACCGCCAACCCCACCTGTCAGGGGATAACACAGGTTATCCCGGAGCCGGCAATGCCGACTAGTAAGGCAAAACTAGTGTAGCTCTCGGTAAAACCACACACGACAGGATCTCCCGCCCAACACGAGGATATATGTACAGAAAAGAGCATTTTATTGAGGATGTAAATGAACTGGATTCAAATGATGGTTTGTTTACGAGTCTGAGAATCCTTGCTGATGATATTTTTACTTGGAATAAACAACAAGGATTCTGGCCAGAAGACAGAAACTTTGGGGAAGCTTTGGCATTAGTACACTCAGAAATCTCTGAATGTTTGGAAGCCCATAGAAAGCAATCTACAGATTCCCACCTACCACAATATAAAGGGGCAGAAGTGGAACTTGCAGATGCTATGATCCGGATTCTGGACATAGCAGCCGGATATGATCTTGATGTTATCGGGGCTTTAAAAGACAAACTTATCTACAATGCAAATAGGCCATACAAACATGGAAAATCTTACTAATGAACCTCAATGCCTTACAACAATCGGAGAATTAATTGGACACTTTACAGACATATATTCATGCTTCTCGTTACGCCAGATATCTGCCAGAAAAAAAACGGAGGGAGAAATGGGACGAGACTGTGGCTCGATATTGTGATTATTGGAAAAACAAATTTGGGGATGTATTCCCCTATGACGAAATCTCTGCTGCGATTAGTACAATGGATATTGTGCCCTCTATGCGAGGGCTAATGACGGCTGGGAAGGCTTTAGACAGGGACAATCTGGCTCTTTTCAACTGTAGCTATATCCCTATTGATGATCCTAAAGCCTTTGATGAAGTACTTTACATCCTTATGTGTGGAGTAGGCGCGGGGTTTTCTGTTGAACGGCAGTTTGTTGCAAAGCTACCAAGTGTTGCAGAAGAACTGCATCCTACAGATTCAGTGATTGTTGTAAAGGATTCAAGGATTGGCTGGGCAACCGCCTTTAGAGAGCTTATAACTCTGTTATATTCAGGTAAGGTACCTAAGTGGGATCTAAGCCTTTTAAGGCCCGCAGGAGCCCGTTTAAAGACCTTTGGGGGCAGATCTAGTGGTCCGGGTCCTTTGGATGATCTATTCAAGTTCACTGTAGCCTTATTCTCCAATGCTGTTGGTAGAAAACTAAACAGTCTTGAGTGTCATGATCTGGTATGCAAGATTGCTGAGGTTGTAATAGTAGGGGGGGTTCGTCGCAGTGCTTTGTTATCTCTATCGAACCTGACTGATGCAAGGATGCAAGGGGCGAAAAACGGGCAATGGTGGGAAGACAACCCACAACGAGCGTTAGCTAATAATTCTGTTGCCTATACAGAAAAGCCAGATATCGGCATTTTCATGAAAGAATGGGGAGTTCTCCATGAATCCAAAAGTGGTGAAAGGGGGATCTTCAATCGTGTAGCTGCCACAAAAAAAGCACTGGAAACCGGGCGTAGAGATCCAAATCATGAATGGGGAGGTAATCCTTGCCTCGAAATCTTCCTTCGTCCTAATGGACTATGTAATCTCTCTGAGGTTATTGTTCGTAGTTATGACACAGAAGAGACATTAATTCGGAAGGTAGAACTAGCTACTATCTTGGGTACGTTCCAAGCTACTCACACTAATTTTCGTTATGTACGCAAGGTGTGGAAAACGAACGCAGAAGAAGAGCGACTGTTAGGAGTGTCACTGTCTGGTATTATGGACAATGCACTACTGAATTCTGTTACCCCCGAAGCCAAGAAACTTCTGGGGAAACTCAAACAAACAGCCATTGACACAAACAAAATCTGGGCGGAGAAGCTTGGTATCAATCCCGCTGTTGCTATCACCTGTGTGAAACCTAGCGGCACTGTGAGTCAGCTTGTAAATTGTGCATCAGGACTACATCCTCGTTACAGTGAGTTTTATGTACGCACAGTGCGTGGGGATAAAAAAGACCCCCTGAGTATATTTCTACGGGATCAGGGGGTTATGTGTGAGGATGATGTAGTCAACCCATCTACTTATGTGTTTTCCTTTCCTGTAAAGGCTCCTGTAGGAGCAAAGCTGAGAAAGGATATGACTGCCTTAGAGCAGTTAGAACACTATAAAATGATTTATGACCATTGGTGTGAGCATAATGCGTCTATCACAGTTTATGTCCGGGATCATGAATGGTTGGAAGTTGCTGCCTGGGTTTATAAGAACTTTGATCATATTGGTGGTATTTCTTTTCTACCATATTCTAATCATATTTACAAACAGGCTCCATATCAGGAAATAGGAGAGGGAGAATACAACAAACTGAAGGATCTACAGCCTGTGATTCAATGGGACAAGTTTTCGGAGGACGAAGACAATGTCACTGGGTATCAGGAGTTTGCCTGCTCTGCGGGTGTTTGTGAGCTGATATGAAGAAGAAGAAATACCCATATCGTTTAGTAGAGGTTTATTGGACAGATGCTCAGTCAAGTCATGGATGGGAAGATGATACGCCAGAAGTGGATACTCCTCTTGTACTGACTGTTGGGTTTCTGATCAAAGAATCTGAAACAGGAGTTAGGATTGCTTCTACAATCGGGAATGACAATACAAACAATTCAAGAATCGACATTCCTGTGAAGATGATTGAATCTATCAAGGATATTAAATGATCAATATTGGCAGCCTTAAAATTATGATGGCTTTTTACAATGGGTTTTGTTTAGGATTACGAACAGAAACCATGTATGACGCAGAAACATTCATTGAAAGCCTGGAAAATGGAGAAATCAAAGGAATAAATACGTGGATTTTGGTCTTACCGTTTTTAGAATTACGTATTTTCTTTGAGTAAAAAGAAACCCCGCTTCGGCGGGGTTTTTCTTTATCTACGACTTTCTTGGTAGAACAACCAAGATCGTTCCTTTGGATTCTTTTCCAAGGTTTTCATTGTTTCCCCCTTGGCAAGATCTTCCTTGGCTTTCTGAACCTTGGCATCAAGCTCTTCAGACTTTCCTCCAAGAGATATATACTCTGCCCTGAGTTTGTGATACCTGTCGATTGTCATTCCTCGCTCAGTGACCATTGACTCAGTATATTCTGCTGAAATCTCTCTTTTACGTTCATCAGCTTCTTTTTGTTTTGCTCTCAGTCCTTGTACCATTTCTTTACGCAAGGTGTCCTCTAACGAGCGTAGCCCCATCCACCGCAGTGTCCAGTCCCTCTCATTCCGGTGAGTCCACCTGCCCATCATGTCTTTAGTAGACTCAGCAAGATCATCCTCTTTGTAGAACAGATGTTCTAGAGGCCCTTTAAGAGAGCTTGGAGCCACTCCGTGTTGAGCTTTCTTGAGTCTTGTCTTGTCTACGTCCCTTATTTTCCATGATTCAACCACAAGATCCAGATGGTCTGAAGTGATGTCGGTCAACCAGTTCAATGCAGGAGCATTGGCCAGGAACTCGTCTTGGATAAGAGGAGGCATTCTCAATCTCTTCTGGAAATCAATACCAGTGTAGTGCGAGAGTAGCCCATATTTAAGCATATCAGGGAGGTATGGGGTGATAAAGTCTTTGTGCCCAACTTCCTCCACCTCAAACCCCATTCCCTTGAAGCCTCTGGTTGTTAGACGAGTCAGAGTATCCAGCTCGTCATAGATGGGCATGTCATCTACCCCGACATAGAGCGTATAAGCAACCAGCATAGCTATGAACGGGCCTACAGCCTCCCCTTTTAGAGCTGTCTTCCCCCAGAACACCTGTTGACCTGCGTAGGAATGTGCAAACGTCTTTAATTGTCCAAGAAGGGGGCCAGAAGTACCTACAGCCTGATAGATCATTGGGCGGGCTGTTGAATGGTATTCTGCCATCACAAAGTTTGTAGCATTACGCGCAATCTCGTATTGCTGTGCTGTAGGTAGATTTGTATGCTTCAGGATGTTGTACATCCACATAAACACCAGAGGACGAGTAGCAGCTTCTGCTGCCCTTTGGTTAATATTGATTACAACATCAGCTTTCCTCTGAAATGGAGTGAGCATGGCAGAGTGGGCAAGCTCCAAGTCATTCAGTGTGATAAGGTTGTTCTCCATTGCGTAGTTCAGAGCATCTCTTGTATCCTGATCTCCTCCAAACCAGTTATAACCATTGATAGGTTTACCATGGTATTTGGTGGACATGAAGTCCATGAATAGCCTTGTTACGCCCACTACAGCCTCAGTAGAGGCTAGCCTAGCTCGTGGCGAAGCAATACCAAGCCCGGTAGCTTTACGAAGGTAGGAGGCAGCTTGAGGGCCACACTGTACAACCTGCATCACCTGCAGGAACGTAAACGGAAGATTCAGGAATCCCATCACGTTTGAAGAAAAGATAGACCGTAGTAGAGCCTGTCCTTTTCTGTATCCATTAGGTCCAATCCCGATCATCTTGAGAGCACCGTCAATAATTGTGTCGATTCCTCGACCAATATTATGATACAGAGCCCCTTGCCTGCTTTCGTTACCTGTTGGGGATTTTCTACGAGAGATGTGTTGATACAAATCCTCAATATATTGGACAGTGTTAGGGGAATCTCTTCTCATCCCAGGATCAGTGGTGATCTTCGCCATGTCGTTGAGTGTAGACATCTGAGCATGGTGGTTGGCCCCGTCCTCAAGATATGTAACCATGGCTTGGAAGGCATGATGTGCATTGGCTTGGGCATCTTCAGTCGGGTCTCTACCTTGCCCGCCCCAGATACCTTTCTTGTATTTCTCATGACGGGAGAAACCAAGAATATGTCTGGCATCATCAATAGACAGAGTTTGAAGAAAGTCTGAGAATTCGTTAACAATCTCAGCATTCTGGTTTGGATGTCTGATATAGTTACTTATAGCCTCTAGAAAACTCCAAGAAGATTCAGAATAGGGATTCTTACGCTCCATTCCAATACGAATCATGGGATCGAACGTTACATTGAACCTCTCAAGGATCTTCTTCTTTTTGAGACTGAGACCAACCTCAGTACCTGCTGCTACAAGGCCGATAACTTCTCCTTGTTCATCACGAACTATGGAACGATAATCCCCGAAGAATAGAGACGGGAAATATCCTTCTCGACGGGGAATAGCAGACAAGCCTAGTTTAGCTCTCTCTGAGTTCCAATGATCAATAGAAACATCCATAGCCTGTCGCATACGCCCGAGCAGGTCGATGACTTGAGAGCTTGCGCCTGCTGACGCCAGTTCTCCAATAGTAAAGTCCTGCTGTCTTTCATCCTGTTCGATAGCAATCTGCATCGCTAGAACACGATCACTCTCTGACATGGAGAACCACACTTGTGACATCGGATGGATGGTCTGGCGAGCCATCTTGGATTGTGCACGCACAATGTTGTGTACAGAATGCCTTACAAACCTGAGTAGTGGGTTGTTGAACAACACAGCCTGTGCATTAGGCCCGCCAGTGACAAAATCAAACAGGTTGGTAGGCATGTCCTTACCTTCCATAGCTTGCTTGACAATGGCTTCTTCTACTGTATGAATGTCTGTGAACGGCTGTAGAAGCTTGGACTCAGGACTGAATAGATCTCCAAGCGCCTCGGTTACATTATTGTCATTGGCCTGTGCAGTTAGTTGAGCTGCAAGCTCATCCATGGTTGTTTCAGTCCTCAGGAATGACTCAGCCTGAGAAGGTGTCATAATGTGGTATCCTGGGAATCTTGCCTTGAGAGCAAAATACAGGGGGCTACTTGGAACATTAACTACTACATAATAACCTTGACGACTGGGAGGAACAATAAGAACATAAGGGGCATTAAGCACTCCGTTAGGTTCTTGTGGAACCTGCCCAGAAAAGAGTTCCCCCTCTTCCATACCATGGAATACATATCCTTCTGGAATGTTCCCACGAGTGATGTCCTCAAATGCGCCATATGGGTCAATATAGTGATCTGGGTTACGCCTGTGATGGTTGGCCTCAGCCTGTTCCCTGATGTTCGTAACCTGTTCCTGGGTGAATACTGTTTCCGCAGTCTCTCCCTGTGCAGCAAAGGCTGGGTCTTTCATAACCTCTTTCAGCCATGCTTTAGCAGACTCAGGAGACTGAGTTTGTGCTCTGACAATTGTACTGAAAGCATTGAGCGTAGACTCATACATAGACACTGGGACAGAGGTATCTGCCCCAATAGCCATGAGCACTGCTTTGACAAAAGAATCCCACACCTTTCGTAGAGGACTCCTGCGATCTGGCGTGGCTCGTAGATACACTTGTAGAGACGGAGAGGTCATAGCATAGGCTACAAACTCTTCTGGACTTTTTGTGATAGCCCCGATATGTTTTCTGACCTTTGGATCAGTGAGCCTTTTATCTTTCCAATCAGCAAACAGTTGGTCTTTCAGAGCTACTAAGTCTTGTACTGCTTTGACAATCTTTGGATCTGTAATTTTACCTTGTGTGACTAGTTTGATTATGCCCATTGTGGCTGCGTGTGTAGCCTCATGTAATAGGGTGTCAAGCTTCATTCCATCAACAAGGTTTGATTTCGTTTCATGTCGAAGGGAAACAACAAGAGAGCCTTCAGGGCGGTTTGCATTTGGTAGACGAGAAATGATATTTCCAAACGAACGTTGGTTTGGGAGGTCAAAAAGATTCTGATACTGGTCTGATGGGACAAAATCAACCTTGGTGTGAATTCCAAAGGATTCAATCAGTTTGACAGCATTGATAAGAAGGTCTGTGAGAATCCGAGTGTCCTCTGACGCCTTGTCAAATGCATTGCGAACAGCTTCAAGAACACTAGAAAGCTCTGCATTACGTTGAGCTTTCCGTTGACCATCGATCATTGTGTTGATAAATCGCTCACGCTCTTGCTCATTTGAGGGATCACGCTGCTCGACTCCGCCAGTCTGACCGGGCTCCGAAGCAGGGTTCTCAGTGTCTCTCGGGAATAGAAGATCCATGATCTCGTCTTCTGTGAGGTCTCTGGTGTCTGCCATTCCATCAAGAGCGTCTGCTTTGGCAAGCTGTTGCATACGTAATGCTTTGGCTCTGTTGTCTGCGGATTCTTTGCTGCTTAGGTCAGTGATACGCTGGGCGTACTCATCTTCCCAACCATAGTTAGATCTTTCATCTAGAAGATTCCTCAATCTGACACCTGGAAGAGTCTCAGGATCATTCCTGTCAACAGGAGCAGTCCTGATATCTGTAATGTCATCTTCTGTAAGGTATTTGGAAGCTACGTCAATGTATGCTTGTGTCTTTGGATGAGTGATATCTCCTCCTGTACGCCCGGAGTCGATCAGATAGTCGGTAACGGCCTGACGCACTCCCGGAGATTCTGGAAACATCCAAGTGTCTTCTTTTGGAGCCTCTGGCTCTGCCTTGTTTAAAAGGGCTTCTTCTGCTGTGGTTGTTGGAACAACATATGCAGGAGCAGCGGGAGTTTGGGATTCAAGCTCTCGCATTTGAGCTTCCCACACACCTTCAGGAATAGCTCGTCGTTTGCTCTCTAGCTCTCTGATCTGTGCTGCAACATAAGCTGGGTCAGAGGCAGGCATGTCATCAACAGTAATAGTGCCCTGTTCTGGGAACAGAGGAAGCTGCCCCACCTGTTCTGACTGGGGTTGTGTGACTTGTTGTGCAGGCTGTTCTGATGTGGTTGGAAACAATGAAAGCTGTGAAGGCTCTACAACACCAGCCTCTGCTGCAAGATTTGGAGGAACCCTGGTTGTTAGCCCAGCATCAGCCGCGAGGTTGGGGGGCACACGAGTTTGTGGTTCTGGGCGCACAGGAAGCCCTCTGAGGCGATCTAAGACATCAGTTTGCTCAGGAGGAGCTTCCTGTTCTTTACGCCCGGCAGACGCCGCTACAGGACCTGCTAGGCCCGCTCCTGCCACGCCTTCAATGATAACCTCACCGGGTTTCCACTCACCAACAGCAAGCTGGGCTGCCGTTTCACTTCCAACACCTGCCACACCAGCCTCTGTTGCTGCTTTGGCAGCATGAGAAGCCCTAGAAGTCCCTAGTGGCACCCCTCTAAGTCCTTTAGTCAGAGCATGGCCTAGAATAATGTCACCAGGAACAGCCCATGCTGTTCTCTTTGTAGCATACTCAACAGCCTTGTCAAGAACGACAGGATCGTTAAAGAAGGCTTCCACAGCCTTTTTATCTGTGATTCTTACTCCGTTGTCAGATGCATATTGAAGAATGGAGTTACCAAACTCCATAGCTGCCCCGGCAGAGCCTGCCACGGCCATGGTGAGTTGAGTATGTCTCGTCACAAGAGCAGTTACTACAGATGCTGCAAGTTGTGGAGCATTGGATGCAATGGCATGGATAGTAATTTCAACAGGATCTCGCACAAATCTATGAAGACCCTCTGTCAATGTTGGGGCTTCTGCAACCTCTTTCAAAGCTGGGTTTTGATACCCCTGAGACATGGTTGTCGTCGCATCTACCATCCCCTGCATATGTGATTGCATCCCACCAAGAGCCCGTTGCTCCGCTTCTGCATCCCCCCTCTGGCGAGAAATTTCAGCACCTTTTTGTAGGAGAAGTGTACTAATCCCATGACCAGCGGCTTTAGCAGCTTCCCAACCTTGTGACAAAGACCCGCCAAGATTATGGATGTTGGCGAAATCCCAACTATCATCCTCTTGTGGTTCTTCTTTAGGAATAGACGAATACAGCCCCTTTAGAGCGGCTTCAATTTGTTCGTCAGGCATTTCCGCAGGGAACTCAGCGATAGTACCATCAGGAAGTTCAATTTCTCTCATTTAACAGGTTCCAATTTTCCAGTAGCTGGATTAAATCGTACTCTTGGAGCTGTGGATGGGTTGGACGCTTGTGGTCCTCTAGTTGGAAGTTCCCCGATCATTTCAGATGGTGCGGTAGGTCCAATAAACTTTGGAGTCGGCCTACCAGCTTTGTCCTTGCTCTCTATAACAGTTGGTTGGGCTTTAGCTTCCTTTTCCGCAAGGAAGATGGAAACATAATAATCTCCCATCCCTGCATAGTATGCTTTGTCAGGATGGTCATCAGGGAGCTTAGAGGCTGTGTTTGTGAAAGCGACAATAGCACTCTCCAAGGTCTTCATCTTGTCCTCTCCGGCAGCCTTGAGGTCGGCAAGCTCTTTGTCCAGTTTTGCTTTCATTTTAGCAAGGTCCATGGCTTGCTTGTGTTTCAGCTCTTCGAGAGCTACGGCCTGCATATGTTTAGGAGCAGCCAATGCTGCTTTCTGAGAAAGCCTACGAAGGGCCTCAGGCATTTGTTCTGCTGGGATATCCAGAAGGCGACCAATCTCTCCGTCTGACAATCCAATCTTTCGAGTGTGCTGGATAAGAGCAGCAGGACGCTCCATCATTGGAGTTGAATCTAGAACAGAAGCAATAGGGCCGAGACCCTCATATACTTTTTCTAGATGAGTGAGCTTCTCCATAGCAGCTTTGGTACGCTCGGTTTCTACATAATGATCTACACCTAGCGTCTGTTTAATTGTGTTTTCAAGTTGAGCAGCAGCATTAGAATGACGCTTGCTTAGAATGGTTTCTTCTTTTTCAATAGTCTCTAGTCCCGCTTGTTGAACTTTTTGATCAAACACCGCTCTTTTGAGACGTGTGTCTTCCTCTACGCCCGCTGTGGTAGCTTGTGTGGAAGCAATATCAGCAAGAGTTTTTTGAGCTTGTAGCTGTTTCTCTTTCTCTTGAGCTGCTAGGGCTTGTCCGTGGAGAAAAGCTCCGTAAGGAGAAGCTTGTCCAAACAGCCCTTGTAGGGTTTGAATGTTGACTGGCATTAGAACCATCCTCCGATAATATCATCTAGAAGATCGTCGAAATCAAAACTGTTGTTTCCTTCAAGGATACGAGCAAGTTCTGAGATAGGAGCGTTGAACGTACCATACTTGTTAGCCTGTCCAGTAACAAAGAGATCTGCTAGTCCTTGTGTTGGGGACAGTCCAGCAGCAGTAGCTAAACCTGATCGGTAATTTCCTAGACTCTGTAGAGCGTAATCCTGCATTAGTTTTTGACGTTCTACGTCTGTAGCTAGACGGCCACGGGCAGCATCTTTCCTCTCTAGTTGATCTAGAGTGATACCAGCAGCGGCTGTATATTCAGGGCCAGAGAGATATTCTTCTGGGTTTGAATAAGTACGAACAAGCGGCTCAAGGAACTGTGAACGATCCTGATACAGGCGATCTGCCCAGTCTTCTTGTGCTGATCCCTGACGGTTCTGGCTATAGGCATTGATTAGAGACGCTATAAAACCAAGATCCGATCCACCCTTTCCGTCACCTCCACCACCTCCTCGAATGCTTCTGAGGAGCTCAGAGAGACCACCACCTGTTGCCGCTGTTGCTGCCGCTCCACCACCTGATGCAAGGGCAGCAGTGCCCGCAGCACCTAGGGTGGGCATCATAGCCGAACCAGCAGCCAGAGGACCTGCTGCACCAATATTAAGACCAGCACCACCACCCATACCGGGGATAGCAGCGGCCGGAGTTGAGGAAATCCCACCAAAGTAGCCGGGACCAGCAGCAGCGGGGGCTGCCACACCGGCAGCGGCACCGCCGACCGTCGTCCCGAGCGTGGCCAGCCCGCCGACCATGAGCGGGCCGAGCCAATCCATGTTCTCTGAAAACCAGCCTCCATGTTGCTCGTATGGTTCCCATCGCACATCACTAACAGAGCCACTAGGATCTAGAACAATACGATATGCCCCAGTTTTTCCTTCTCTCTCTGGATCTTGTTGGGAAGGGAGAACATACTCAAGACCTGTTGGAGCATCTATAAATCCACTTCCACTCACATTACGGTAGGCATACTGATCAGGAGATCCAGTTAATCCTAATTGAGAAAACACGTTTGCAAGATTTGGACTGTTATAGAACTGATATGGAGTTTCGATCATCTGATCTCCTCCATAAGCCATATAAGTTCTGTTTTCTTGGGTTAAGGGTCCAACACTTCCAAACAAATCACGCAACTGTGCAATCTGTGATGCTTTAGCCCCGCCCTCATTTCCGTATGTTACCCAATTAGGTGTTGCCATATTTTAACCTTTAAATTATTCAACCCAGTAATAACCAGATAGAGTTATATGTCTTGTACTAGTCGCTGGTGTATATGATGGAACTATAAGTTTATTGCAGTTGTTGTGGTCTATTTGACAATACCCGGCTACAATACCTGCCGTTTGATCGTAAATATGAATATCTATAGGACTATTAATTGGATACCAAGTAGCTCCAGAAATACCTCTTTAGTTTAAGAGTAGGTAATAACCAGAAATATAGAATGTTGAAGCAGCTGCAATAGAAATAGAAGGGATTGGATTTAGTTCCCCAACAAGCAGTCCGTTTTCTGTTCTGTTGTAAATCATTAATTGTTGCCCAACCAGTCCATTAGAATCAGCAAAGGTGAGAGCGTCTGGGGGAGCAAAGGCTCCTATCTGCCCGGGAGAGACTCCTCTTGTTGAGATAGGGAGAGGAAGCTTTGGATCACTGTTGTACGTCCATGCTATGCTATCTGCCGTAAACTCAAGAAACACGAAACAAGCATTGCCAACAAGCTGGAACATACCTTTTGTCTGTACGACGTTTGTGCCAATAGCAGAGAGGTTACTAGGCTTCCACTCTCCCTGATGAAGAGCCGAGTAGAGGTTACGAACAGCTTGCTCTGTTTTCGGAAGCTCTGTTCCTTCTTCACCTAACCCCGGGAAAGATAATCTCATTAATGAGTCCCTAAGTTGTAAGCAATTTCAATACCCTCTAGAGAAATGGGATAACCACCCCTGATCTCTAATTCAAACCAATAACGCCTACCTCTTCCTAAATTTCTATACCTACGAAAACCGTCATCAGAATCTTGTGCTTCTGTCACAGAGGTATATGGTTGGGTTTCTTTGTCTTTAGTATAATACAACTCGCTAACATTATCATTTAATAGTCCGACAACATCAACATATTTGATATGTTTTTGATGTGTATTCCCTCCATCGAAGAGAGGAAAACGAACTCGACAAGGAAGAGCATAATCAGAACTAAACTGATCTTCTTGAAACTTATAAATATCCATCTCTCCTAAAGAAGTATTATAAAAAAGGAAAAAAGTATTTGCCATGCCAAAACCAGAATCTCTCCTATAACTTCTGTTTTGCACTTGAAAAATATACATAGCATTTCCAACTACAGAGCGAGTGTTTCCAGTATAAGTACACAATTCAAGAGAGACTGGATCTATCAGATAGGAAATATATGTCCCTCCATCCAATGTTAGACAGAGGAAAAAACGACCATTAAAAGAAAGACCAAAAAGAGAGAAGGGGGTTGCATGACCAGCTGTACTATAGAGAGCATAATTTAAAGACCTCTCTAAAACAGGAATCTCAAGTTTTGTAACCTTGAAGTCTTGTATTTTAAACAACCCTAAACCAGCCTCTGACTTTCCAACAAAGAAGACAGTGTTTCCATAGGTTGTATGAAGCGGTGGGAGTGTTTTATACGTATCAGCAATCATCAGATAAACACGCTCTCCATCGACAAGACCAACAGGAGAAAAGTAAGAAACCTCACGTAAAAGAGGTGACCCAATACTATACGCGACATCTCTAAAAAACTCAATAGAATTACTTCCAAAAGCAACTAAACAATCTTTATGGACAGCTAATGAAAAGATGTCATCGCTTTTAAATTCAGCTTCGATAAAGTCTGTAGAAAGAGAAAAAGACAGAAAATCGCCTACAGCACTATTGTAGATTCTTTGTGTTCTAGTATCTGCTACATAAAGTCTATTATTAAAAACAACAGGGTTTCCTCGATATGCAATATTAGTAAGTGTTGTTGGACCTGTCACAACACCATCTGAGTTTTTAATTAGATAAACATAAGAAGTAGCCGTAGTCATTGGGCCAGCCACTACTAAAATATATTCCTCTCCTGAAACAATGACAGGAAAGAAATGAACTTTGTGAATAAAGTCTCCCGGTAGTCCCGGTAATGTTATCACAGAGACATTATTTCTATATACATTAGAATTAGTAGCCCAATAAAAATGAACAACTGCAAACTCAACAGGGCTGCAAAAAGCAATAGTTTGGTTTGTAATCCAGAAGTTTTCTGTACTTTTTAGTGCAGGAACAGCCTCTAGAAAAGCCCTTTTTCCAGCAGTTCTAGGAAGACAGTTTGTATAGAGAACCTCATTGTGCCTGTAAACAGAGGGCTCAGGAATAGTATCATTCAGAGCCATTAAATCTCCTACCATCATTCTTTCGACTTGATGAGTACTTTCAGCAGGGGTCTTCGTGTATGCCATTATCGTCTACGCCCGGTAGGTCTGATAAAAATAGAACCCTCTTCATTATCGAAAGAGAGAGATTCAATCTTGAAACGCTCTGAATCTTGTGTCAGTAGATTACGCTCATTGATAGGAACACCATATTCAGGAGCTAGTCGTTGAGCAAGAAGATAGATGATGGTCTGTTCCCAATGATCTGGGAAATCCAACACGTCTGTTCCTAGAACAGGATCAGTAAACTGAATCTGAAAATCTAGAATAAGATTTCCGTTGGCCTGCCAACCAGCATCGGGAACAGGCCAGATTCCAAGCACCCCGTCCGTTTTCATAGGTTGATAGTACACAGCGAGAGGAGCACCATCTGAAAGCATCTGAGGAATATCCATAAACTCTTGCCGAGTGTAGATCAGGAGAGGGGTACGAGTGTCATCATACTCTCTCCATGCTCCTACTAGCTTTAGTGGTACGCTTGTTGTAACAATGTCTTTTCCAACCCCTACTGTTGCTGTTCCTGTTGTCTGGGTTGTAAGAGCGTAACTGACCTGTTCGATCTTCCAGATCTGCATTCCATCTGCAACTTGAGCTTTAATGAGAGAAGAGAGAGCAGAGGCTCCTGCATCTGTTTGGGCAGTGGAGAGGGATTCATTCTCTCCCAAAGCCCCTATCTTTCTAAAAGCATCTTTAAGGATTTGATCTCGTTGTTTCATGTAGTGACCTTAGCTTTTTTCTCATATGTGCGAAGTCCAGCAATTCCTAGAAGACCCCCAAGAGTGTAGATAAGAAGATCTGTGTCTACAGGAGGAGGAAGAGGCAGGCCGTAGATAACAGCAATCCATTCAACAACGTTGTGGAAGATAGTTGCCCAGAGGAACCCAAAACCACAGCCCCATCCTACGAAAGGTCTCCAGCCCCCTTTGAAGAGGCTGGAAGACTGTGCTTCTGCTAGGTTGATCTCAAGTTGCTTTAGTGTGACAGACAGCTCTCCTGCCTGAGTCATCTTTAGAAGCTCAAACTCAGCTTTAGCTTTCTCATTTGGATCTTGGATGAACTTAGAAATAAGTTCAGATCCAAAAGAAAGAAGAGGAATAAGGAGAGGACTCATATTAACTCCTAAATAACCATAACCACCTGTGTACCATGGGCTTTCCCGGTCGTCGCGTCGTCAATGCCGACGTTCTCTACCTGCACGACGAGCTTTTGACCGCTGTAGGCAGCAGGCACGTTGATCGTCAGCACGCCAGAGACGTTCGTCGTCGCGGTGCCGAACGTGACGATCGAGTTCGTGCCACTCTTGACGACGTAATCGAGCGACTGGTTTGCGAACGGCATGCCGCCGAACACCCACGTCGTCGATACCGTCGTCGTGCCACCAATGTCCGGCGAGCCGATGAAGTGCTCCGCGTACCAGTGCCGCGACAGGAAATGATTGGCGTTGAACACGATCAGTCCAGATCGTAGGTAATGCCCGTGCGGTTCGCGCCCGTCATCGTCGTGGTGACTCGCGCCTTGCTATTCACCACGGCATTACGGAACACTTCGGTACCGGTTCCAGCGCCCGTCGTATGACCGGCGAGAACCGCGAGCAATGCACGCATCGCCTGGCGCGGCGTCAGTCCGGTTTCGATGCCATCTGCGTCGTCCCACACATCGTCGGCGTCATGCGACGAGCGGCTCGAAATCGTCGCGTTGATGTTCGACAGTCCGAGGTTTGTTGCGTTGTAGAGGTTGGCTGCGATGACTTGAAACGCGAACTTCGCCGACCGCACACCGCTCTTTGAAATCATCACGATGCCATAACCAAGCGTGTCGAGTTCTGCGGCAGTCAATTCGACGTAGTAATCGCCAGTCGCGCCGGCTGTTGCTGTAGTCGCCACTGGCGCACCCCCGTTCTTGATAAGCAGAACCTCGCCCACGCCAAACGTCACATCCTCGGGTGTGATGCCGTCTGTGGCATCAACAGCAACAATCGGCACGCGACGCAGTGCCGCCGTGTCCTCGGACTGTTTGAAGATCATCATAGTAAGCCCTCCAGTAAATCGTTGAAGATCGGATTAAGCAAACCGCCAGATGGCGGCAACTCAACCTCAGGTGTTCCAGCAGCGTTACGCGAGAACCAATTCCCGGCCCCGCCAGACGTTTTCGCCTCCCACGAAGAAACTGACACACCGCCGACAGGCGGCGGATCAACCGCCTGATCTTCGATGAACGCCCGTAGGTCAGGTTCCGTGAACCGCAGTGTCGGATCGCTAACAACGGCACTGCGAAACAGCAGCAGATCCTGAAATCCGGTCACGTTTAGCGGATAGATGCCCTGCTTGAGGAATGTCTTCCCTTGCCTGTATCCGAACTTGCCGGTGTAGTCGAACAACTGCACACCGTCGCGCCAGAACGTCAGACGACCCCCATTCGTTTCCCAGTCAAGCCGCGCACGAATGACGAACGTGTACCAGACCCCTGTCTGACCGATCTCTGCGACCTTCTGATTGAACGACGTTTGCTGATCGGCCATCGTCATCGAAGCCAGATCGCACCACCGGCCCGCGAGAACGATCCGACTCGTTACATCTGATCCTGCGCGCGGTTGAATCTCGACTGCGAACGGCGGATTGATCACCCCGCTGACAGGGGCGCGATGGAACTGCGAAATCAACGCTGTCGCAGGTAGGTTCGTCCACGCGGGAGCGAGGAACATCATGCGCCACGCCCACCAGAAGTAGGACTGATCCGGTGCGGTGATGCCTGTGGCAACCACATGGCGCTCGTAGTTCATCTCGCATCGCTGCGAATTACCGGCATACTGATACGATGCACGGCTGATGTAACCGACGGTCTTGCCGCTGCCGGCCGGGTCCGCGATGCGCTTGTACTTGTCCTCATTGTCAGCGGTATCGCGGATCAGGTCCGCAGAAGCGGTAATATCCGCTCCGAGATATTGACTACCGCTTGCCGGCAACGATGTGCTCAAAATATTCAGCCCGTTCGCCTCATACCCGATGAAAGTGGGCTGCGCTCGCAGCGAATAGCTCCACGGGTTGAACCCAAACAGCACATCATTTTCGCTTACGGCCGGCATCAGTAGTCCTCCACCTCACCGGCCATGTATGTCCCGGTGTCTGTCGAGTTGAATGCGACAGCAGTGACCGATTGCCCATCAGTCGTTCCCGACGGTGCCGGGACGCAGTAAAGAGTGCCGTTCGTTGCATCCCCGACCAAGCCCTCATACTTCGTAGCTAACCCGAGCGACGGGTCTTGCGTCCACACATACGCAGTGATAGCCGTGTCCGCGCTCGTGAGCTTCGCGGGATCGAACAGCAGCTTCACTCGGCGGTTCGTGCCGAACGTCGGTGCGTCAGCGACGTATGTCACATCACCGGAATACGAGAAGTCCGCTCCGGTTTCGCCGACAACCGCAGCACCAACGCTGCCGCCGTCGAACGAATGTGCAGACACGAGGTTTGCCGAGCGCACCGCCGCCGACGATGCAACCTCCAGCAGCAGTTCAGAATCCGACAGATCTGCTTCCCACACCCTCACATGACAGATCGTGGACCGTGAATAATCGCCGCCGTCGCCTGCACCGATATTCAACAGTGTCGGAATGAAATTCCGGTCCGCCTCTGCTGAGGTCAATGTAGCAGTTTGTGTCACGACGGTTGCCGAGTCATGCGCGATGACTGATACACGGCCAGTCGTGTTTGTTTGCCGAAGCACAACCCAGACCCAATTTCCTACGGTGAGCGTAGCTGCGACAGCGGTGTTATTCGTTCCGTAGTTGAAATGAGCGCGCAAACTCGTCCCGTCGGACGTTGCGTTTATCCCGTGACCCGTGTTCGTTCCACCATACCTTCGCAGGTCGATGAACGACACGACTCCATCCGTGTCGGTGTCGAGTCTGATGCACGCAAGGTGAGTGGACGGAGACGTATTGCTGACGAGCCCAGTCGTGCGATAGGCACGACCTGTAGCTGTAGTTGCGCCGAATTTAAGACTCATTCAATTCACCATGTCAGAGTGACCT